TACCCTAAGACGATTAAAACAAGATGTATTAGATTTACCTGATAAGATTATTACACCAGTTTACCTTAGATTAAAATCAAAACAATATGAAGAGGTAATGGGCGATTATTACAATTGGTATGAAAAAAATCCTGATGAGAGTAAATCACTTACGGTTCAGTTTACAAAACTGACACAAGTTCGTCAGGTGATTGCCGATGAAAAAACACAACAAACAATTGAGTTGGCGGAAAACATAATCGAACAAGGAAAGAAAGTTATCATCTTTTGTAACTTTACAAACTCATTAGATAAGATTGTTCAACACTTTGGTAAGACGGCGGTTAGACTTGATGGGTCTATGTCTAAACCTGATCGTCAAAACAGTGTTGACAGATTCCAAACCGATGACAAGGTTAATGTTTTTGTTGGCAATATAAAAGCTGCCGGTGTTGGAATTACTCTCACCGCTGGCGAGGCAGTTATAATGAATGATTTATCATTTTTACCTTCAGATCATTCACAAGCTGAGGACCGAGCTTACAGATACGGTCAAAAAAATAATGTATTAGTTTACTACCCGATATTTGAAAACACAATAGAGGGTATTATTTACGACATCCTGAATAAGAAAAAACAAGTTATTGCTACGGTTATGGGAGATGTTAAAAATGATGTAGATTTAGTAGAAGAAATTATGAAACAAATCAACCAACGTAGACAATAACGGACCAACGGATTATTTATATGATAATCCAATATTATGAACAAGACAGAAAAAAAGATTATACAACTCGAAAAACAAATACAAGAAAACCACGTAACACATGAAACCGAGTTGTTAATTACAGAAATGAAAAAAATTGGAATAGAGAAACTTCCCTATTCTTACTCAGCCCTCAAACAATTCATTGATTCAGAAACAATGAATTTTCACTACAACAAACATTATAAGGGCTACGTAGATAAACTTAACGACGCACTCTCAAAGAAAAAATACGGAGACCTCGACTTAGAAAAAATTATCAAATCAATTTCAAGGTACGACAAAACAATAAGAAACAACGCAGGTGGTGCATTTAATCACGCATTGTTTTGGAATATGTTATCACCAAAACCAATGAAACTTAAAGGAGAACTTGAAGATAAAATCAAAAAACAATTCGGTTCATTCAACAATTTCAAAAAAGAATTTGATACAATTGCCAAAGATAGATTTGGATCTGGTTGGGTATGGTTAGTTTTAACAAGTCAAAACAAGTTGAAGATCATGTCAACTCCAAACCAAGACAACCCTTTAATGAATGTTATTGAAGGTGGTGGGTTTCCTTTATTAGGACTTGATTTATGGGAACACGCATACTACTTAAAATACAGAAATAAAAGAGATGAGTATATCACAAATTTTTGGAAAGTAGTAAATTGGGACTTTGTCTCAAAGATGTATGAAATGAAAACAGAAACGAGACTTGCTGAATCTACAAAATTTAAGGAGATTCTATCGGAAGGTAAATCGGAAAAATGTGGACCTGAAGAATCGGAAGCTGTAAGAGTCATGTTTAACGTTAATAGACAAACAGAACAAGAATACAAAACCAACATCGACAGAATTCTAAAAGAAGTATTCCACGAATATTGGGCAGACAGAGATAACCAAGGTAATTTAGCAGGAATTTATAATTTTGAAAAACCAGGAAGATCCGTTCTTAACAAACTTAACACAAACTACACAGTATTTTGTATCCTACTAAAAGATATTAATAAAGTCATTCACTCAATAGATGATAAGAAACAACCAATAAACTTTATTGGTAAGTCACCAAAAGATCAAATTTCAGAAATTACTAGATTTATCAAAGCGTTAGATTATTTTAAATTCAGAATATTCAATCGAGAAAGTTCGACATTTCAAAATTTAATGAGAGCTCTAGTTGAGAGTGATTCTGCAGGAGAAAAAAGAGAAGAAATTACCGTTTCAATAATTAACAGATTTTTCAAATCACCTATCGCAACAAAAACAGGAAGCTTAGGTGATGAAGATGATATGTTAAAAGGTATCGATACTAAAATAGAAAAAGACGGAAAAACATATACCGGACAGATTAAAGGATTTAAAGAAAGAATCGATAAAGATGACAAGATCATTTTGAAAGGTACAGGAAAAGTAAAAATGTATTCTACTGATTGGATGATTTTTCAGAAAGGTAGAAATGTTCTTATCTTCAATAAGAAACCAAATATTATTGGTGGAAATTTCGTGTTTCCTAAAGACGGTTTATTGTACGACATAAAATAACTTTTATAAAGTATTTATATTATCATGGCAGTAATCGGAGAACCAGAAAGATCCAGAATCTATACGAGAATCAAACACCAATTAGGTGCGCCACTTCGTAGTGTTGAATTGGAAGATGAAATGTTGGACTCTTTAATGGAGTTATCAATACAAGACTATACGCAATACACTTTAGATTGGTTAATTGAAAGTCAGTGGGTAAATTTAGTTAATCTTAATATGGACGAAAAGTCTGTAGCAAAAGCCTTAGTTACAAGAACTATGGATTTTGAAGATCAATTTACTTACGCGTATTCTAAAATTGTTGGATTACAAACTTCAGGACCTTGGGTCTTAAAGAAAGATTATATCAATTTATCCGCTAACACACAAAACTACGTAATTCCAAAAAACAGAGAGGTTAATGAGGTTTTATGGTTTACCCCCGCTGAAATGACATCAGGATTATTTAATCCGTGGGGTGGTGGATTCGCGGGAGCACCTGGATTAGGTGGTGGTGCTGGTTATGCACAAATGGGATACCAAGGTTCATATTTGATGACATCTGGGTTTGACATGTTATTACGTCTACAAGAAGTTAACATATTAAACCGTATCTATGGTGGAGATCTAACATACAGAATCACAGGTTTACCTGATGGAGAAAGATTATTACAACTATACAACGTACCAGGCGGTAGATTTGATTGGGGAACCATCGGATATAACAACTACAGAGTTTGGTATTGGTACTACGATACAGAGGGTAAAGATAGAGACGAATGTCTTAAAGCCAACCCCGATATTATTAAACTACCATCTGATGTTCCTTTAGAAACATTAGAATGGGAAGACCTAAATGTTCCAGCTCAACAATGGGTTAGGAGATGGTTTACCGCATATTCAAAAGAAACCTTAGCGAGAGTTAGAGGAAAATATAGTGGTAATCTAAAAACTCCTGATTCTGAGATAACCATGGACTATCAAAGCCTACTGACAGAAGCTAAAGACGAAAAAACTAAACTCGAAGAAGAGTTGAAATTACGACTTGAGCGATTACGTCCTGAAAAAGTAATGGAAAGAGAGGCTTTGTTAGCGGAAAACTTGAACAAACAAATGAAGTTCAGAGCGTTTCCAAGACAAATATATGTAATCTAATATGTCAATTATTAAATCAATACCATCACAAAGACTAGTGAATGGAAAAGTATTATTTACCTCAGAAGTTTCTGTAGTAACAGGCGAAAAATTTTACCAAACAAACGGAGAAGAATGTATTATAGTTAGAGGATCTGATTCTGTAACTATAAAGTTAGACAGTATTTCTACTGATCATGTTGTTATTAAAGCGATAACACATCTTACAATAATTCCTGATATGGGAAAAATTGACGAAGAGTTTGACGAAATCACTTGTGATAAAGGGGCATGTATAGAATTCAGATTCTGTAACGGTAACTGGTACATTCTTTCATCCGATGGTCTTAAACAATCTTAGACAAAATAAGTTAACAAAGCTTCGGTTTTTTCTTTTTCATACGATTTAAAATCTATTTCGATATTAAGTTCTTTTGCTAACTCCAACCCCTTATCCCAAGCATCAATTTCGTTTATAAATCTCTTCATTGAGAACTCTTTTGGTTTCAAGTCTTCGTCAATGTTTTTATAACAATTTACTCCCGTGTTTGTTAAAGGTTGTAATACGTGACCACACTCGTGTAACAGAGCGTATAACCCATTTTTTTCTAAATTATAGTTGTGGTGTATGTGTATCTGTTTACTACCATGACCTGTAAAATAAGTTGATTTACTAATAAAAACGTTTACACCTTTTCTATCGAAAATATAATCAACTACTCTCTGAAATTGTTTTGGAAATGTCTTATTCATAACGCTAATATATGAATAATTTTTAATATATTATAATTTTTCTTTCCAATTTGGTTCCGCCAATTCATACATGTAGTTTGAATCTAACCCTCTTTTTTCCCAATAAGATAATTCACCATCAGACAACGTAAGAACCTCTTCTAAAGTATCTTGATCACCAACCTCAAATGGTTGTCCATTGATTAACTCGCATTGACTTGTGGTAAAAATACCTCTATCGACAGGATCCGTAACAATAAGTTGGTCCCTAACCTCTTGTTTGAATACAACAAGTAATGGTTCAATTCTTTTATTAAATGTTACCACCGCTCTTGGAACATTATATTCTCCAGTTAGTTCAGCGTTCTTTTCTAAAGTACTTGGATCTAACATATAACAATTAACCATAACACCATCCGTGATTGGTTTTGATTTAGGATTGTTAAAAATGTTTACCGCGTTTGTATCTTTAATTTGTTTCGCAGTCATTTTCTGAACATCCCCTTGAGAAGCCTTTGTTCCGTTGTTAACATACATAATAACATCTCCAAGGTTAACATTTAGGTTCTGTTGAATCGCCAACTCCATATGTGCCATACGAGACATACTATTACCTGATTTTGTTTTAGTATTCAATCTTTTATTATAATCCTCAATGGTTAATTTAACCTTTGCTCGTTGTGCAATTTTATTTAAAGGGATTTTTTTATCAAAAATCTTCTGTAAGTATTCGTAATAATATTCGATAAAGGCCTTACCATCACCTTGTAATAACATCTTAATACCTTTATCCAAAAATTCCTCAATGTATACGGGCAACTTCTTAGACTTAATACTATTACCTGTTAATTTGATTTTACCTTTCGCATCCATAACCGCATAGTTTTTACGAGCCAAGTTAATACACGAAGGCCATACCCCATCAGTATCAAGAGCCATCTCACCTCTCATGAATATATCGTTGTACTCTGCAACATCTGCCTCAGGACCATAATACTCTTTCCCTAACTTTACCTTCCAATTCAACCCACGACCAACGTAAACTCGATCTTTGGCATCCTCAGGAGTTGAGAAGTTCACACCATCCGTATCCATTACTAATGGAACATACCCTTTTGTCATAAAGAATCTAATCATTTGACGAAGATATTGTCTACCCGTACAAGTGATTTGTTCCCCCATAAACATGTCACCCCAAGCGTAAACCTGAGGAGCGGACAACGCACCGAACATCGAGTTGATGAAGATTTTGATCGGTAATTGTTTATTACCATATGATTCAGACTTCTTACGATCTGTTTCATAGTATTGTTCTGCAAGTTGTTTGTATTTGATACGAGTATCTCTAAACCACTTTAACATTCCTTTCATCGCACCTGTCACATCACATTCAGGAAATACATCGTGTACAAGCTGAATAGAGGGGTATAGAGACGAGAAATCGAGTTTAAGTACGTTCTTACTATAACCAACCTTAAGTAGTCGAGAAAGACCTCCT